GGTAAGCTTTTAGTCTTTAAAAAAGATAAATCATTTTCAATGCATTACCATTTATTAAAGGATGAAGCTTGGTATATTTCTAAAGGAAAATTTTTATACAAATATATTGATACTGAAGATGCTGAACAAAAATCAATAGAAGTAACAGAAGGAGACTGTATTCACCTCCTCCCAGGCCAACCACACCAAATGTTGGCTCTTGAAGAAGGAAGTTGTATATTTGAAGTATCAACACAACACTTTGACAGCGATAGCTACAGAATAGGAATGGGATCCTCACAATTGGATCCAAAAGATTTACCCTTTTAATTATGATTAGAAAAAAATATAAAAAAGAAGAACAAGAAATATCATCTTCATTAATAGAAGTAGGTATTAAAACTGCTGTATTAGAAATAAAATTAGTAGGCTTATCTAAAATTAAAGATAATTTATTATATGAATGTAGATATATAGATAGTGGTACTATTAAAAATGTAGCAATTATAGCACAAGATGTAACACAGGCTTTAGCTAAGTTAGACCCTTATGTAAATTCTGCAATACCAGAAAACGTTTTAAAAATAATGCTCGGTAACGAGAGATATACTATATAATATGAAAATAGGTTTATGCGGCACTATGAGTGTGGGTAAAACAACACTTGTTAATGCTTTAAAAGATGTTCCTGAATTTAAGGAATATGTTACTAGGACAGAACGTTCTAAAGAACTAATGGCAATGGGCATTCCATTAAACACAGACAGCACAGTAAAAGGTCAAGCAGTATTTTTATCAGAAAGAGCTAGTGAGTTAATGGTAGAAAACATTATTACAGATAGAACAATTATTGATGTAATGGCTTTTGCTAAATGTTCAAAATCAATGTATTACTTTGAAGCTGACGATTTTTGTAGTTTTGCTTCCCATATGTTAAGTGAGTATGATTATATATTTTATGTATCTCCTGAGGGTGTAGAAATTGAAGACAATGGAGTTAGAGAAACCAATGCAGATTATAGAAAAATAATTGATTCATCAATTCAACTTTTACTTATTAAATATAGACATAAAATTAAAAATTTAGTTGAAATTAAAGGATCAACAGAAGAACGTATAAAATTAATTAAACAAGCAATTTCTTTGTGATATTTATAATAAAATACTCTAATGAAAAGATCAGAATTAAAAATAGCTATAAAAGAAGAAATCCTTGAATTATTAGAAGCAGAGTCTGCTGATGATATTAATGCTAAGACTAAGGCACAGGCTGACTTAAATAAGGAATTAGCAAAAACTCAAGATCTTATGAAAGAAGAAGACGATGATGAGGATGAAATGGATAAAAAAGCCATGAAAGGAGCTAAAAAAGGAGATTCGGTATCTAAACTAGCATCAAAACTCCAACAAACATCAGCTGAAATGAAACGAGTAGTAAAAAAATGGAAAAATGCTGAAGGTTCTGAAAAGCAAAAACTTACAGACCGTTTAAGAGAATTAACTAAAATTAAAAAAGAGCTTGAAGGTCTTCTTTAAAAATATCCAATTTCTACTTATTGTAGTTTTAGTCGTACTCCTTTTATTACAAAGGAGTTGTTCTTCTAACTCTACTATTAGTGAACCTACAATTATAACGAAGGTTGAAACTAAATGGGATACTATTACTATTAACAAGATAGAATATGTACCTAAATGGGTAGAAAAAATAGTAACAGTATATAAAAATGATACTATTACAATAAATACTCCTATAGATACATTAGAGGTATTAAAAGAATACTATGCTAAAAATGTTTATGTAGATAAAATTGTATTAGATTCTTTAGGGGTTGTAACTGTAACAGATACAATTTCACAAAATAAAATATTTTCAAGACAAATAAAATCAGATATCCTAATCCCAACAACAACGCTAACTCAAGAGATTTATTTAAATAATAGAGAATTTTATTGGGGTTTAAATGTAGCAGGTAATAAAACACAAATTAATTATTTAGGTGGAGGAATATTATATAAATCAAAAAGTAAAAATATATATGGTTTAGGAATTGGGGTTAATGAAAACTTTCAACCAATTATATCCGGTAGTTATTATATGAAAATAGGTAAAAAGTAATGGCGGAAGATTTAAAAAAAATAATAAGACAAGAATATTTAAAATGCGCTCAAGACCCAGCTCATTTTATGAAAAAGTACTGTTTTATCCAACACCCACAAAGAGGTAGAATCCAATTTAACCTATACCCATTCCAAGAAAAAGCTTTACATTTAGTTAGAGACAATCCTTATTCAATTATATTAAAATCAAGACAATTAGGTATATCTACCCTATCAGCAGGTTATTCTTTGTGGTTAATGTTGTTCCATAAGGATAAAAATGTGTTATGTATTGCTACTAAACAAGAGACAGCGCGTAACATGGTTACTAAGGTAAAATTCATGTATGACAACTTACCATCATGGTTATCAATTAAAGCAGAAGAAAACAATAAACTATCATTACGACTTAGTAATGGATCAATTATAAAAGCAACATCCGCAAGTAGTGATGCTGGTAGATCAGAAGCAGTATCTTTACTATTAGTTGATGAGGCTGCTTTTATTGATAACATTGGAGAAATTTGGGCGTCGGCTCAACAAACACTAGCAACTGGTGGTGGTGCTATAGTATTAAGTACACCTTATGGTACTGGAAATTGGTTCCATAAAACATGGGTTAATGCTGAATCTCAAGATAATCAATTTTTACCTATTAAATTACCTTGGTGGGTTCATCCTGAAAGGGATCAATCATGGAGAGATTCACAAGATGATTTATTAGGTGACCCTAGATTAGCAGCACAAGAATGTGATTGTGATTTTAGTACATCAGGTGATATTGTTTTTTATTCTGAATGGATTGATTTTTTAAATGAAACAACAATTAAAGACCCAATGGAAAGAAGGGGTGTAGACCAAAATCTATGGATTTGGGAATCTGCAGATTATTCTAGAGAATATATGGTTGTAGCGGACGTAGCAAGAGGCGATGGTAAAGATTACTCAGCCTGTCATGTAATGGATATAGCAACAAACACACAAGTAGCTGAGTATAAAGGGCAAATGCCACCTAAAGAATTTGGATATTTTCTAACAGGGTTAGCTACAGAATATAATAATGCAATGTTAGTAGTTGAAAACGCTAATATTGGTTGGGCCACTTTAGATGCAATTATAGAAAGAGGATATAAAAATTTATACCAATCTCCTAAATCAGACCAACTTACAGCTGAATCATATTTAAGAGTATTTGAAGGTAATTCAGAAATGGTACCTGGTTTTACAATGTCAATGAGAACTAGACCTCTTTGTATTAATAAATTTAGAGAATTTGTTGGTGATAGATCGGTAACAATCCGCTCAAAACGACTAATTGAAGAAATGAAGGTATTTATTTGGAAAAATGGAAGACCAGAAGCTCAAACAGGCTACAACGATGACTTGGTTATGTCATTTGGGATTGGTATGTTCCTACGAGATACTTCATTGAAGTTTCAACAACAAAGTTTAGATATGACAAGAGCAACATTAGGTAGTGTAAAATCTAATAAAGTAACATATAGTGGTGGACACTCAGCAAATAGTTCAATACAAAATCCATATGAGATGAAAATAGATGGTAAATCTCATGATATAGGATGGTTATTATAATATTTATAAATAAATAAAAATGGCAGATACAGGCTTATTTCCAAGATTGAGAAGATTATTTTCTACAGACGTAATAATTCGTAATGTAGGGGGTAATGAACTTAAAGTTTTTGATGTAAATAAAATTCAACAAACAGGTGAAATCGAAACAAACTCTTTAGTAGATAGATTTAATAGAATTTATTCAAATTCCTCTACTTCATTATATGGTCAACAAGCTGGGTTTAACTATCAATATTTAAGACCAATGCTTTACTCAGAATATGATGCCATGGATACAGATGCTATTGTAGCATCAGCTTTGGATATTATAGCTGATGAGTCAACATTAAAAAATGATATGGGAGAGGTATTAGCTATCAAATCATCAGATGAAGACATACAAAAGATTTTATATAATTTATTTTATGATGTTTTAAATATTGAATTTAATTTATGGCCTTGGGTAAGAAATTTAGCTAAATATGGAGATTTTTTCTTAAAATTAGAAATAGCAGAAAAATATGGTGTGTACAATGTAATACCATATACAGCCTTTCATATTGAAAGATTAGAGGGAGAGTTAGGAGCTAAGGATGTTGATAATCCATCTGAAGTACGTTTCCGTTTTGACCCTGATGGGGTATCTGTTTCAGATACAGGATATTATAATGTCCCAGGAAATAATACAATATCACCATCCTCAATTATATTTGATAATTATGAAATGGCTCATTTCCGTCTATTAACAGATATGAATTTTTTACCTTATGGTAGATCTTACATAGAACCAGCTCGTAAATTGTTTAAACAATATGTACTAATGGAGGATGCTATGCTTATTCATAGAATTGTTCGTGCCCCTGAAAAACGTATATTTTACATGAATGTAGGTTCAATACCTCCAAATGAAGTAGATGCGTTTATGGAAAAAACATTAAGTAAATTAAAACGTACTCCTCACATTGATGAAAAAACAGGAGAATACAATTTAAGATATAATATGCAAAATCTTCTTGAAGATTATTATATTCCAGTTAGAGGTAATGATGCTAGTACTAAAATTGAAAGTGCAAATGGCTTACAGTGGGACGGTATTGCGGATGTTGAGTATTTAAGAGATAAATTATTTGCAGCTTTAAAAGTCCCAAAGGCTTTTATGGGTTATGACGAAAATACAGATGGTAAAGCTACATTAGCAGCTCAAGATATTAGATTTGCACGTACTATTGAACGTATTCAAAGAATTGTAGTATCTGAATTGTATAAAATAGCATTAGTTCATTTATACACTCAAGGGTATAGAGATGAACAACTAGCTAATTTTGAATTAGCATTAACAACTCCTTCAATAATATATGATCAAGAAAGAGTAGCATTGATGAAAGAAAAAATGGATTTAGCAGCTCAAATGACTGAAACTAATCTATTCCCATCTGATTTTGTTTATGATCATTTATTCCATTTAAGTGAAGATCAATACGATGACTTTAGGGATTTAATTAGAGAAGATGCTAAGCGTAAATTTAGAATTGACCAAATAGAAGCAGAGGGTAATGACCCTGTTGAAACAGGTCAATCATATGGTACACCCCATGATTTAGCTTCATTATATGGTAAAGGTAGAATGTACTCAGATCCAGGTGGGGTGCCTAAACCTGAAGAATACGCTAAAGATGATAAAACCGTTTTAGGTAGACCAAAGGAAAAAGCATCAAAAAGAAATACACAAGATGATAACTTTGGTAAAGATCGTCTAGGTTCTAAAGGTATGAAAAAAGATTATAATGATACTGGTAAAAGTGCTTTAAATTTAGAGAATAGTACTCAATATTTAAAACATCAATCTATGTTAAAATCTATCCCTCATCAGGGAAAAAAATTAGTATTTGAAAAAAAATCAACAAAGAATTCGCTTCTTGACGAATCAAATATTAAGGAACAATAATTTTAGTATATTTATAAAAAAATAAGTATTGATGTATATAAAACATTCGAAATTTAAGAACACAGGGATATTATTTGAGGTGATAGTAAGAAAAATTACGTCTGAAACTCTGTCAGGAAAAGACTCTCCAGCTATAAACATTCTCAAAACATACTTCGTTAATACCGAATTAGGAAAAGAATATAAACTATATGAAACAGTATTTAAATCCAAGGGATTAAATTCTTCAAAAGCTAAAACAGTATTAGATGCTGTGTTAGAATCATCAAAACGATTAAATAGAACTAATATTAGAAAAGAAAAATATAGTTTGATAAAAGCCTTAAAGGAACACTATGATGTAGAAGGATTATTTAAAACAAAACTAAATGATTATAAGGCCCAAGCTTCATTATATACTTTATTAGAAACATATAATACTAATAAGCTTATAGATCCTAATCAAATTATAGATAATAAAGTAACCTTATTAGAACATTTAACATCTAAGGGAATAGATAGAAATAATGTTAAAGAAACTGTAATTGAAGAATTTAAATCACAAGATAAAGATATTCGCACTTTAACTTATTATGTTTTATTAGAAAAATTTAATGATAAATATTCTTCATTAAATAATAGACAAAAATATATTTTAAAAGAATTTATCGAATCAGTAGATAACACCCCATCACTAAAAGCTTTTTATAATAAAGAAGTAGAATACATTATAGAAACTATTAATTCTCAAATTAGTAAAACTAAAAGTGAAGTTATTAAAATAAAACTAAATGAAGTATCTTCTTTAATTAAAAGTTTAGATAAAAAAACAACAATTAAAAGTGATCATTTGGTTAATCTATTACAATATCATTCATTATTAGAAGAATTAACAAAATCAAATGGGTAGTATAGTAAATAAAATAGTTAGTTTAATTAAAGAAGCTAAAAGAAAAGATATTGATCCAAAATTATTAACTTGGATTGAAGATAGATATGGTCCTTGGGATGATAGAGATTTTATATCTGATGAGGGTGATACTTATTTTAAAACAGACCCGAATCATGAATCTGAAGGAGGTGGAATTTCACATAAAATAGTTAAATTGCCTTCATTTTCAGTATTAATCAAACAATTAAAAGCAACTAGGGATGCTGCTAATGAATTAGTTAAAGGTGAATCTGTAAGAGATGATGAGATATTAAGAGATATATCTAATGAATTAAAAAGAGAATTTAATAGATTTAGAACTCATTTAAGAAAAGAATACCCAGCATTTTATGCTCAATTAAAAGGACAACTTACAGAAGAAGAATTAGACGAAATGTCTACAACTGGTGGAGGAGCAGGAGCTGCTTCATTTACAGGTGGTACTGGAATGCAATACGCAACACCCTATGCCTTTAAAAAAGTTAAAAAAGAAAAACTACCTGAAGGTCATACCGATACTGAAAATAAAAAATTAAAAAAAATATCAAAGGCATTAAAATCATCTTCTAAGATGCATAAGGATCAAGCTAAACAGATAGATAAAATAACAAAAGAAAATAAAAATCCAGGAGCATCATTAGGACCAGGTCCTAAAGCTAGTGAAGATGGAGTAAAAGATAATGCATATGTAAAGCAATTTAAATATAGTTTAGTACCTAAAAAAATAAAAGGGTCAGGTTTAGAAGTTAAACAATTATTTGAAGATGGGAATGCTAGTTCATTCCAAAAAGAAAGAATAAATGCATTTGATGTAATTGAACAACAACTTAACGATATTTATAAGATGTTGAGCAATGCTAAAAATGAAACCAGTGATTACTATACAGAAAATCCAGGTTCATTCTCTGTAATTAAACCTACAGATTTAGTTTTAGACTATATAAAAGATATTAAAGACTTATTAAAAGGAGAATAAATGAAAACATTACAAGAACAATACAACCAAATTAAAAATGGAAAAGGTAGTAAACATATTTTCCTAAAAGAGGTTAAAGCTAAATACCCTAATCTAGTGCGCAATGCTGCTGGGTTCGACGAAGCATCATCAGCTTTAATTGGTAGAAGTATTATAGTAGAAAACCTTCACGTAGCAACGGGTTCAACTGAAAAACCTGACTGGTTTAAATTGTTTGATAAAAACATGAACTTAATATCTGAAGAAGAAGCTAAAGCTATTGAGAAAAAAACAACAAAAGGAGTAACTGATCTACAAGCCCCAACAAAAGGATATGATTATAAAGATGATAAAATGCTTAATAATGTATCTGGTGAGCAATTTCGTCAAGGTTACTTTACAGAACTTACAGATGTAGCTAACAAAGATAAAACCAAAGAAGAACTAATTGATTTAGTTATTAAAAATATTGATAAAAATTCTTTATATTATGTTGAGGAAGCTCAATTTGGAATTAAAGGAATTGGCTACACAGAAGAAGCACCAGCTTTAGGTAAAGGAAAAATGGTTAAAGATCCTGGTGTAGGTGGAGGTTATGGTACCGAAACTAAAAAAGACTTCCCAAAAGGTGAAGTAGGTACTGGTTACTTAGAAATTAAAGAAAACAAAAACACTACAAATATGATATCATTATTAGACTTATATGAAAGCGGTCCTTTAGGAGAAAGAGAATTACCTAATAAAAAAACCTCTTCTAAAAAAGTAAAAAAAGAAACAACAGATAGCAAATTAGCTGAAATTGAAAAAAATGGAAGAATTGCTACCCTAGAATTACAAATAAATGCTTTAGATGAAATAATTGAAGGTAAAAATGGTAGGATTTCTATGGTAACTGAAGATGAAAGTTTATCTGAGTTAGTAGATAAAAAGAAAATGAAAGAAATGCAACGCGAAGTAAAACTTTTAGAAAAGAAAAAAGCGGGCATGGAAAAAATGTATGAAAAAATGTGCGGTAAAGCATATAAAAGAGTTGTAGATGAAGGTAGCAATGATAATAGTAACCTAGGTAGTAACGAAGACAGTAATGAAAACTCTAATGAAAATCCAGAATCATATTCAGGACTAGAAAAATTTAAAGAAGACTAATATGAGTCAGTTATTAGTAGAAACCCATATCTTTAAACCCAAGGGTTTAAGATTAACTGAAGCAAAATCAAATAGAGGTCTTCCTTTAGTTGAAGGGATATTGGCTACTGCTGAAGTAAAAAATGGTAATGGTAGATATTATTCCAAAGATTTATGGGAAAGAGAAATTGACAAATATAGAGTATTAGTTAACGAACATAGAGCAATGGGCGAATTAGATCACCCAGAATCCTCAGTAATAAATTTACAAAATGTATCACACAATATATCA